TTTAAATTTTTTTTTTGTGATTGTTTTTGCCAGATATCTTTCGGTGCTGGATTTAAATTTTTGGTTTGCCGTTGGAATTACAATTTAACTACTCAAATCTAATCGCAACTAGTGAGCGAATAATTTAGTAAAACCTAGTTTAACGACATCTCGGTCTAATTAAGAGATTAAAATTATAGTTTATAGACATCACGGTCTATGAAAGTAAAGTGACATACTGGCCCTACACAGATTTGTATTCTGATTGTCATCTAGTTTCGCAGGCTAGACAACAAAGGTTATGTTTTGATAGTAACCAAACAGTTAAATGGTTTGTGATAGAGATTACTAAGTGTATTGTAATCTATGGTGAGTTTTCGATACTCAGCTTCAATAATTAGTTGGTTAGAAGGACTAATTCCAAAAGCACGCCAAAATGATACCCTGGTTCTGCTAGTTATGTTGCCATAACTACGCTTCATTCCCTTTGCAAGGAATGCCATGCCAGTCATTTGAGTTGGATCACCTTTTAAAGGTTTAGCATTCTCTGATGAACGGTATAATGCCATGTAGAATTCCTGGAAGATTGGAATTTGACCGGTAAGAGCCAATCCTCCTTCAGCCACTGCAGCAATCCATTTTAAGTATACTGATCTATTATCCAAAGGCTTGATCGATAAGCAATCTTTGGCTATACTATGCAGATTTCGCACCATTACTGGTCCCGTCTCTGTTAAAATGGGTTGTGCTTGGCAGAATTCTATTTCCTCAAAGACACTGACAGGTTTCCCAACTTTCATTGAAAAACCAAGGCCCTTAGAGTAAGCCCGAAGGCCATCAATCTTGTAGCTATTTCTTCTCTCAACAATCAAAACACAGTCATCGCCATCATTAGCTAGTCTAAAATCATTAGTACTAAGCCCAATGCTATGCATGAAAGAAAAAATCTTTGCACACATAATCAAACAGTTGCCTAATGCTGTGTTCATGTCTCCCGACATTCTTTTACCTTTGATTGTGAAAAATAGTCTACCGTCTTTGACATAGCTTGAACCTTCGTTCAATAATTGCCATTTAAGTAAAGTGGATAAGAGTTTTGATCTGTAAAACATTAGGTAAAAGGAATGCTCAAAGTCGAGCGCATCCTCACTAACGTGTTGATCAAATCTCTCCGCATCAAGGTCGAACGCAACAGGGTCAGCAAAATGATCCCAATGTGATTTGAGAATTTTCTCCTCGTCTCTGAGCATTGTAACCTTTAAGCACTGTAGTTGCGCCAAATACTTCGGCGATGATTTTAAAAACTGTTTTCTCGATTCGTTTAATGTATGGACCGAGCATAACGTGGTAGCGAGGGTCCCTGGGACTTATACCCCGGGGGACCGGATCAGCCTTGG